AAACACGTTGGTCTCGGTGAATACCCCATCTTCGAGCGCGATCTGGCCCAGGATGTTCATTTTGGCCATCATCCCCATGAGCCCGACAATGTGGGCGTACTGGGATTGGAGCTGATTGAACACGAACCGCTTGACGAGGACGAACCGTGCACCTGTGTGGAGTGGGTTGGGCACGAAATCGACAACCAGGTGCTTCTCGGGGATGACGACCCAGGTACCCACGGTGTCGTAATACTCAGCTACCTGGAGCCCATCACCGGACTGGTTGTCCCACGACCTGGTGGATGAGTTGCGGCCGAGCAAGACAGCACCACCGGACTGACGCTTGTGTTGTGCGTTCTCGAGGATCTTGGCAGCGTGCTGGGGGTAGCGACGTGCGAGAGATCGGGCCGGAACAGTGCGAATGATGGCCATATCTTCCGGCTGAGCGTTTGGCCCCCAGGGACCGGGGTACACGTCGAAGGGGTCGCGCAGTTCGGCTGATGGGTATGGGAAGCCGTTAGTATCAATGCGCTCCCTGATGATCCACACTGCGAACCCATAGCCGGGTAGCCAGCGGCCCACCTGGGGAAGCTGCATTTCGCGAGCGTCACCCTCGTCATAGGCCGTGAGAATACGTTCGCGTAACTCCGCGTTCTTGCGGGCAGTCTCAGAGTCCTCGTTACCGAACGGCAAGATACGGAGGTCGGGGCGGCGACCGAGCTTCTGGGCCAGTTTGCGGAGACCCGAATCGAGCAGGTTGGCGACCGGGATCAATTCAGACGATGACATCTTGATGCGGGAACCGAGCAAGGCTTTGATCCCCTGGGCTCCACCGTCGATGATTGAGCGGATACGGATACGCTCAGGAAACTGGGCCTGGTTGATGTCGTAGAGGTAGTTGACGCGATCAAGGACATGCTCGACGCGGGAATCGACCGGGATGGCCAGTTCGGCAGTTGCTACCATTATTCGTGCCACCACCTATAGATTCCGTTGTTGTTTGTCATTGCGGTGAGCCAGCAATTCAACTCTGAACAACGCCCTTCGTTGGCCCCACACCATTTGCAGGTACCAGGGTTGTACGCCCACATGTTGATGAACCAAAACCGCTTCATGGTTGGATGCATTACCAGGGCACCTCACCCCAAGTCGATCGTGTGTATCCGGCGTAGGACTGCTCGTAGGTTACATGAGCTGACGCCTGGAACTCCTTGATTTTCCGGCGGTACACCTTGAGGGGGAACCACCCGGCCATCACAATGTCGTTCACCTGCTTGCGGCGCTTGCCAGTTTGGGTCACGTCCTTGGCAAAATGGATGAGCTGGCGCTGGTACATGTCGGACTTGACCTGGGCGGCACTGTCGCGGTACGGCAGGTTGATGCGCTGATCCTCGAACATGGGGGCCATGGTGGTGACCCCGTACGTCTCGTCCCATTTGTTCTGGGCGGACGTGATGTGGCCTTCCAGGTAAATCCCATTCAGGCGGGCGTAATCCTTGAGCCCATCGTCTTGGCGGATAGCGGACTGGAAGGCGTTTTCCTCAATCACCCAATGGGCCAGGTCGTATTGCTTGTGCCAGAGTTTGATAATCGCGCGGGCCTTGGCGACACCACCACCCAGCTCGTTGTCTATGTCTATCAGGTACATGATGCGGTTGACAAGATCGAGCCCCCACAAGACAGCAGCCTGGTAGCCGGTGGCGGCAGGGTCAAGGCCAGCGATCAGGTACAACGACTGACCAATATTGGTGGGGATGCCGAGCGTGCGGGTGGCATCCCGGCAAGACTCGATTGCGGCTTTGCTGAATATCTCCATGCCCTCCGCGATGGGCCGGTTCAGGTAAACCATCTCGTACATGTGGCGGCCCCCGGTGGTGAGGGCAGCAGTGAGGCGAGACATGAGCCAGCGGTAGGAACACATTTCGGGGAACAGCATGCAGTCGTAATGGGCGTCGAAATCTTCCTCATCGAGAGCACAGTCAGAGTCGTGAGCTTCCTCAACGATCTTCTCCCAGCCGGGGTTGTCCAGGAGGTGGCCATACAGGTCATCTATGTGCTGGCGAGACCCAATTACCACAATGGCCGTGTGCTCCATCTTGCGGGAGCCAACCGTGGTGACCATCCAGTTGCGGGTTCCCTGGCGAGCGCCCGGCTGGAGTGTTGACTGGTGATCCTCAATGTCGTCCAGGACAATGAGGTCGGTGTCGTGGGACAGGATCTTGCCACCGCGACCAATGGCTACCAGGGTTGGACTTTTGATGCCGGTAACTGTGCGGGTAGCGACAGTGAAGGCGTTAGCGGCCCAGGACTTGCCCGACCGGTTCGCAGGCTTGAACTGCTTGCCGGGACCAGCAAAGTCCAGGATCAGGTGCTCGTTGTCCTCGAGGTGGTCTTTGACTGCCCCGACCGCATCCTTGGCGATTTCCTCATTGCCACCCACCCAGGCAATGTTGATGTTGGGGATGTGGCAGATGAGCCAGACCGAGAAGTGGATCAGTAAGTCGGTCTTGCCGTGACGGGGAGGCGACAAGATCATCAGCTCCCCACCCGACTGGAGGGATTTGATGATGGAGAGGATCCAGGACCGGTGGAAGGGAGAGGTGAAGTAGGGGTTGCCCTGAGCGGTGCGGAAGTAGGTGTCACGGAAGTCGATGAAGTTGGCAGTGAGGGCTACCGGGTCTTTGTCGATCAGGAATTGGGTCAGGCCATAACCAGAGTCGGGAGAGGTCCACTCACGCCGCTCGTTGGCCATGATCTTGTCAGCCTCAAACCGCTTCATCCAGCGTGAAACTGTGGCCTTGGTGACATTGGACTTGAGGGCAACTTCCACATGGTTGAGTTCCCCGGCCTCGATCTTGAGGGGGTACTTCTTCTCCACAAAGGTCTCGTACCCGGGACCGGCCCGGCCACCGGATTTGAGGTAGCGTTCGTTCTCGCGTTGGTTGCGGGCGGTCTGGCGCTTCTGGCACACATCAGAGCACCATTTCGTGCGAGGGTGAACTACCCGGACATCACAGCCGTCAGCGAAACAATCCGAGCGGGTGGCGTCAACCCCCTCAATTTTGGCTCGTCGCATGGCTGCAAGGGTGCATCTGTTGGAGCAGTACCGGCGAGGGCGACCACCCTTGGATCTGCGTTCAGGGGTCACCTCCCAGCTCACCTCACATTCAATGAAGTCACACTTCACAATGCGAGACTTGAGGCGATCGGGCTTGATGCGTGCAGGCTTGCGCTGACTGGGCCTCTTTGGCCGGAGAATCTTGATGTTGTCGGGGTTGCCTGTGTAGGCCATGAATCAGAGGGTAGTGGCAGTCAGGACGCCATCGGTAGCGGTGCGAGCTGTGGCGCGGCCGGTATTGGTGTCGGCAGTGGCGCGAATGAGGTTGGTGGGGTAATCGGCAGAGGACTTGTGGAAGTGGCCGGACAGGTTGGCAGTGAGGGGGAGGATGAGGGCACCGATGGCGAAAACACCAGCGGTGGGGGTGGGAAAGGCAAAGACCAAGACAAGGGCGGATGGGGTTACGAGAGCACCGGCAGAGATGGTGGGAGCGGGGAAAACAAAGGCGGTAGTAAGGGTGACGGGGAGAACACGAGTAGGGCCAATGGGGGTGGCTAGGGGGAAGGTGAAAGTTAGGTCGAGCTCAGCAGGGGAAGTAGTGGGGGCAATGGTGAGAGAGAGGGCGGGGAACGTGAAGGCAAGGTCGAGCTCGACAGGGGTAACTGTGGGAGCAATAGACAAGGTTGAAGCTGGGAACGTGAAGGCTAGATCGAGCTCGGCAGGGGTAACAATGACTGGTGCACCCCCGACGATGATGGTGGGGGCAGGATAAATGAAGGCAAGGTCCAGTTCGGCAGGAAGGACGGTGGGAGCAATGGATAGAGACGGGGCTGGATAGATGAAAGCAAGGTCTAGTTCAGCAGGGGCGACATCGCCGGGAATAGACGGTATGGCTTGAGGGAAGAGGAATGCTAGGTCGAGTTCGGCAGGAGTGGTGGTAGGGGCAATGGTGAGGGACAAAGCAGGGAATGTGAATGCAAGGTCAAGTTCTGCGGGGGTGATAACGACACCACCGATAACAATGGTGGGAGTGGGGTAAGTAAAAGCTAGGTCAAGTTCGGCTGGGGTTAACAAGGCACCAGCAGATATAAGGGCTTGGTTAATGACGAAGGCAAGATTGAGTTCTGCCGGGGTGGTGATGGGGGCAATGGAAAGGGTGGATGCGGGATGAGTGAAGGCTAGATCGAGCTCGGCTGGGGTGGCAAGACCGGGGATGGAAGGTGTGGAAGCGGGCAAGGTGTAGGCGAGGTCTAGCTCAGCAGGGGTGGCGGTGGGAGCTACTTTGATGGTGGGGGCAGGGAGAGAAAAGGCAAGATCGAGTTCGGCTGGGGTGACTGTGACGCCAGTAACTTCCTCAGTGATCTCGACCCCAACAATGAGCCATTCATCGTCACTGTCGGATGTGGCGGACAGGTCTTGTGCCCCTGCCGTCCCTTTGATGATGTCAGCAAACGAGAACGAAATCGAGTTCTGACCAGAGCCGGAAGCGTCATCCATCCGTTCGGTCTCGCCAGTTTCAGTGCCGCCCGACCAATCGAAGGTGGGGAGGGTGGTGCCGCCGATGTCCTGGGTGATAAGGCCGACAGCCATCGAGTCGTTTGAGATTGTGGTGAGCGATACGGCAGGAGCAGTTGACGTGCCAGTAGCGGTGTTGGTGGCAGAGGTTGTCTCAGCACCGGAGTACTCCATGATCTGGAGGTGCTTCGGACGTTGGTTGTCCGCAAAAACCATTGTGGCTGTTTTGGACCCGGCGGTCGGGTTGAGAACCCGCCACACACCCATCGAGAAGTTGGCGTTGGTGAACCAGGCCACGACCTCGTCCCCGCTA